TGTATTTGAAAGCGAGTACAAAGATAATATCGGTTTAATGTCAATCGATGGTTTTGTAGATTTAGTAACTGATTTTAATAGTTTAGAACAAAGCACAGGATTAACAGAAAAGTTATTAAATTGGACTGCAAAAGGTAAAATGCACTGCACAGGAATTTTACATAAGAATTTTGGAACATCAAAACCAGTTGGACACGTTGGGAGTAGTGTGTTAAAAAAAGCGGAAACAGTTGTATTCGTAGAAAAAGATGAGGAATTTACAATCGCTAAATGCGAATATTCACGTAATCAACCATTTAACGATATTAAATTTTATGTAGATGATAACGACTGGCTTCCAAAAGAGGTGCAAGATTTTATATAATGACAATTAATAAAAAAATAATAAATTAAAATTAAATAATTATGAAAATCAATTTAACACACAAAATTAACAATGATAAATATACTGAGTATATTTATGAAGCGTTTGACATTCAAAACAAAGAAAATTCAAATGTAATAGTTGAAGCAAATTTAGAACATTTGCCAAAAGAATGGAATATTGGTGTAGTTTATGGTGGTTCTGGAACTGGTAAAACTACTATATTAAAAAATTATTTTAAAAAAGAAATGGATAAATCTTATTTTGATAATTCTAAATCTTTAATTTCAAATTTTGATTGGTTAGAACCTAAAGATGCTACTTTTTTATTATCTGCAATGGGTTTAAGTTCTGTGCCAACTTGGTTAAGACCGTTTAACACGCTTTCAAATGGTGAACAATATAGAGCAAACCTTGCTTATATTGTAGGTAGTGCAAAAGAAAACGAAGTAATATTAATAGATGAATATACTTCTGTAGTAGATAGAGATGTTGCAAAGGCGATGAGTAATGCGTTGCAAAAATATATTCGTAGAACAAATAAAAAAATTGTACTTGCATCTTGTCATTTTGATATTATGGAATGGTTACAGCCTGATTGGATTTATTCACCATCTAAAGGGCGTCTTGAGATAGCGCCATCACTTCGGCAACCAATAATTAAACTTTCGATATTTCGATGTAGATATGAAACTTGGAAATTATTCAAACACAATCATTATTTAACTGAAGATTTAAATAAATCAGCTAAATGTTATGTAGCTTTATTTAATGATAAACCTATTGCTTTTATGGCTATATTACCATTTCCAAGTGGTGTTATTCAAAACGGTTACAGAATATCAAGAGTTGTTGTATTACCAGATTTTCAAGGTTTAGGAATAGGTTTTAAATTTTGCAATTGGTTTGCACAAGTTTATAAAAATGATAATAAAACAATGTATATAAAAACATCTAATCCAGCTTTATGGTCTGTTTTTAATAATTCAAATGATTGGTTGTTTTGTGGCGAAACTAAAGGAGAAGAAAAAGCAGAAATGATGCAATCTAAAAAACAAAAAACGCAAGGTGATTTTAATGTATCTACAAGAATTTCTAAATCTTATAAATTTATAGGAAAACAAAATGAAATAAATACTGATTTAATTACATTTAATGCTGATGCTTGGAAAAATGTAGCACAAAATCAAATATCAATGTTTTAATTATGGCACACAAAGTAAAAAAAATTGTAAATTTGCCCGATGTAAGTATGCAAAATTACGAACTTATTAAAGCTAATGTATTTTTATACCCAGAATATATGAAAGACGAACTTACTAAAAAATGGAATTGGTATATATGTTATTCAGATAAAGGAAAAATAACACGATATAACAAAGCAGTAGCTTCAAACGAATTAAATCTTTGTATCCATTTAGCAATTATTGACAGATTTAAAAAATTAATTAAAAAATAGTTGCATATTAAAAAATAAGTTTTATATTTGCATTATAGTTGTGGTCGAAACAATAGACAACTTAACAATATTAGCCTTTTGATTGGCGTGCAACTTCGACCTTGTACAAAAATCGAAAGGCATTTTTTATTTAAAATATTATGAAACAGAATTTAAAAGACTTTGCAATGGCATTTTTAACAGCATTAGGATTAATGATAATTTATTTACTAATCGAAAATATAAAGTAAGATGAAAAAACTAATTATAATACTATTTCCAATATTTACATTTAGCCAGGTTGGAATAGCTACAACAAATCCAACCAATACACTTGACGTAAACGGAACAACAAGAGTTAGAAGCTTAACAAACGGAACAGTTGAAAGCAATACAAACGGAGTTTTAACAATCGCATCTTATCAAACCTCAGCGATGGGTGTAGTCGATAATATTGGAACGTTATTAAAAGGCTTCGGAGCAACGACAAGCAAGATAAACAATACTACATATAGAATTACTTTTATAGTTCCGCAAATTGACAATAACTATATAATTTTGCTATGTGGTAAGCAAAGACACTTGTCTTACACCAACGCAACTGTTAATTCATTCGATGTGATAATAGACCAGAACCCAAACAGCGTGGCAAATTTTGATTTTAATTTCGTAGTAAATAAAATGTAATATGGAACCGAGAGAAAAAGCCAGAGAGTTAGTAGAAAAGTTTGAATATGAATTAATAGAACAAGCTAAACAATACGCATTAATAGCAGTTAATTTACATTTAGAAGAATTATCTAAAATGAAATTAATATTTTCAGATAGAGAATTGCATTATAAATATTGGCAAGAAGTTAAAAACGAAATAAATAAATTATGAACTACAAATCAGCAAAAGAAATAAAAGAAATACTTGGAATAGATATTTCACAGAAAAATAGAACTATTATATTCGTAGCATTAAGAGCGTTTTATGCAGAAATTAAAGTAAAAGAAATGGAAGGAATACCCAACAGTTTTGATACAATAGCAAAAGAAATCGGATGTAAACGAGTAAATATATATAATTACATTTTAAAGACAGAAAACTTTAAAAAGGATAAGTTAATCAAAATACTTTACAAAGCGTTTAAAACGAAAGATAAAGCATTAATTAACAAATATAAAGAAGAAGTTAAAAATCATAAAGCATTAATACAATCAGCTTTTTACATTAAAAAAGCATTATTTAAAAACAAACACACTCCAGTTGTTATTCAAAAAAAAGAAGTAGTTAGCAAAATGAGTAATTTAAAACTTGCTGAGTACTTACGAACTAATAAAATATTGAAACATAAAATTTGGGATACACCAATTCGTAATATTTCAGAGAAACAATGGAAACAAATAAGAACAATTAATACAGAAATGTTTGATAACTTTGCAAATAATTAAAAAAAAAGTGTATATTTGAAAAATAAATAAATAAACAATGTTAGAAAAGTTAGCTGAAAATCATAAAAAATGGGTAGCGATTGCATATAAATTTTGCAATTGCAAAGAAACAGCTAACGATATTGTACAAGATATGTATCTTAAAATGTACGATATGAATAAAGAAGTTGATGAGGGATATATTTATTTTGTAATACGCTCAATATTTATTGAAAGCAAACGTAAACAAAAAGAGTTTACTTACGATTCCGAAACAATGGAATACATAGTTAACAGAAACAAATTGCAAAAAAAAACCTTGCTACCTAAATAAGCACTAATTGGAGCACATTCCATAATCTCCTTGTTGATATTATAATCTACATAAGGCTCAATATTGTACAAGTCTTTATGATGTCCTACAATAGGGCGGTACATTATAGCCATTTGCTCTAAATAGGTATTGTCATCTTTGAATAATGTATCTAAATCAATATACTCACCCGCTGTAATGTTATCTAAATTAGGAATGAAACCAAACGCTTTACCATTTATAATAAACTTTTCTACGTGTGCTGGACTTTCAACTAATAGTAATTGTAATTGATTGGAAATTTCTATAAAGTCTTTAGAAGATATTTTTTTATGTCATCTATTGAAATGTCACAGAAAATAGATACCATAGCCAAACGCAAATATTGTTCGTCTTGACTTGTATCGCAACACTTTTTAAAATCAAAGAATTGCTTTATAGTTATTTCGTTTAAACTTTCTGGTATATTAATCTTCATTATATTAAAAAGTTTTTAGTTGTAGCTATTTCGTAACCATAATGCCAACTCTCTGTTGTTCCGCAAGCTAATCTATAAAACAACCCGTTTTTATATACTTGTATAGCCGTAACTATTCTTAATGATTGGTCTGTATCTGTAATTAAAAAAACAGATTGCTCTAATTCAAATTCATTGTCTATTACCATAATTATATAACGTATTTAATTGATATTGTATTTACCTTTGTTTGGATTAGCAAGTTGATAGTACACAGCGTATCTAATAGCGTCTAATGCGTGGTTATAATCGTCGATAGGTGTATTGCTTTTCTTTTCTAACCAACAATAATTATTTAGTTCCTTTATTATGTTTGTGCTATCTGGACTTATTATAAGTTCATAATCTTGAAGTAATGCAATCCCCGCACTAATTGAGCCAGGACCTTTAATTGCTTCAATTATATTTAAACCTTTGCTTTTAATTTCGTGAATTAAACGTGGCTCTGCATTATCTCCAATAATTAAATTAGTTCCACAATATCTTTTGTTTTCGTTTATTATCTCGGTCGTTGTAAGTTTAGGTTTATACAAACATTCTTTAATATAAATTTTCTTATTTGTTTTGTCTATTGAGGTTTGCACTAATGTAGTAGGGTCAATACTAAAACCATAATCTTGTCCGAATACAGATTTTCCTACTTCTTTAAAATCTCCAATACTCCAATTAGTAAAAACTACACCCTCTGCTTTATCTAACCAACCCCCTAATATAACGTGTTTATATTTCTTTTCGTTGGTTAACTTTATGCGTTCTACTTCCTGAATAAATGAAGTGTCAAGGTTTTCGTAGTTGTCAATGTAAGTAGTATGTATGTATGTAGTATCTTTATGTATTCCATTAAAACCACTTTCAATACCTCTATCTTCAAAGAAACGTTTGTAAATCCAATGTTCTTTTGTTGACGGATTGAGTATAAGTATTACTCTATTCTGTTTACCTTTTTGTCGAATAGATAAGTTA